CCTCCATCGTCTATAAGAGCCGCAGCGCGTCGTGGGCTAGAACTGCGCAAGAAGTATGGCAAAGGCGGCTTAACGACGCAGGAAGCTGGCAAGCAAGGCATTGGTAGTGGAGTGGCGAGGGCCACGAGCTTGGCTAATGGTCAATCGATAAGCTATGAAATAGTTAAACGCATGGCTGCGTTTTTCTCTCGCCACGAGAAGAATAAAAGCGGCGGCGAAGATGATGCTGGCTATATAGCTTGGCAACTATGGGGAGGAGACGCAGGAAGGTCATGGGCAAATCGCATCATTAAGATGGTAGAAAGTCGTCAATCAACGTCATGAGCGAATACGTCCGCGTCATTGAAGAAGAAGATGAAGGTATTGGCACGATGAAGGCATTGGCTATCCTTTCAGCCAATGAACATCGCAGCACTACTCATTGGCGTTTAATCGAAGAGCAGCATTTTAAAAATGGACGTTTAGACGAAACACACATTTTCGTCAAAAGCTCTTACGACAAACCTGACGAACATTTTGAAGAAAGCAAATTCTTAGTTTTTGAAGCTGAAGCAATCGCTAAAGCTTATGTCATGGCAGGCATTGAAGATCAATTGGCCGAATTGCGTGATGAAGATGACGATGATGATTAATCAGCAGTGGCTGATACTACAAAAGTGGGATAGCCCAGCAAATACAGAATAGAAAGCTGAAATACTGAGCTAAGTGTACGAATTTGAGCGCAATCAGGAGATATTGCTCCACGTTCCATTCGTGAAATAGTAGTTTGATCGCAATGTAAAATTTGCGCAATATCTTCCTGTGACATGCCAGAATTTAATCGTGCTTCTTTCATTCGATCACCAATTACTTTTCGACTTTCTTGAATAGTGATATTTGGTGCTTTCAATCGAGTGGTAAGCCGACGATGTTGAATCTGTTGCATTTTTAAGCAGTATATACTAAGTTAGTCTATCTGATGGTAAATTCTTTGATATAGTATTGATATGAGCGACACTTGCTTCCGTTACGATGTAGCGCCGATTGACAAGTACGAGCTAACCCCCGAAGGTTATCTCCGTGCCTGGGCAACCATCGCTCGCACTGGTGTGCAACAGTACACTGCTGCTGATGGTTCTATTCGTCGTGAATATCGTCCAGAAGCAGAGGTGGCGTCTCCTGTTAGCTTGGCCTCGTTTGCGGGCAAAGCGATTACTCTTGAACATCCATCAGTTCTTTTAGATAGTTCAAACACAAAGGATTATCAAATTGGCTTCACTAGCACTGAAGTGGTTTATGACAACGGCTTTGTTCGTGCAGTCATGACAATCACTGATAAAGATGCTATTGAACGCATTATGCGTGGTGATGCAAAGGAGGTCAGTGCTGGTTATCGCGTCAATTATGAAGCGATTCCTGGTGTAACTGATAGTGGTGAAAATTACGATGGTATTCAAAAAGATATCAACGGAAATCATATTGCTGTCGTTCGCAGGGGCAGGGCTGGCCCGCAAGTGAAGCTACATCTAGATCGTCTGGATGCTGCCGATCCTTATTTATTCAATCCCATTGAGGACTCATCTATGACTGCAAAAGTCAATTTTGATGGCGCCGAGTTTGAGGTGACTGAAAGCGTTGCGCTAGCGATCACTAAAGAACGGGACGACGCCAAAATGTCTTACCAAGACATGAAGAAAAAGTACGATGGCATGATGGCAGAAGCTTCCAAAATGAAGGAAGAAATGGATGCCATGCACAAGGAAATGAAAGGCAAAGTTGATGCTGCTGAAGGCCGTGCTGATGCACTTACTGAAGAAGTAGACAGCCTTAAAGCTGATCTATCCGAAGCACAAAAAATGAATGTGGACAGTCTTGTTGAAGAGCGTATTGCGCTAATCGATAAAGCTCGTCCTTCTCTTGATTCTGCTTTTGTTTTTACTGGCAAAACTGCTCGTGAAATCATGGAAGCTTCCATTAAAGTTGCTCGTACTGATGCTGATCTGTCGGATCGTTCCGATGATTATGTAACTGCTATGTTCGACACACTTGCTGAATCTGCCACTCGTGGTGATTCTGCTGCTACCGAAGAACTGCGTAAAGCTGTTGCTTCACTTGTTTCCCCAATGTCTGCACCGTCTTCTTATATGGAGAAGTTGCAGAATGCTTGGAAAACCCCCCTTTCTGTTTCTAAGGAGCGCTGATCCATGGCCGTTACTTTTTCTGGGGCTAGTGGTGCCGCAGGTGGTGTGCAACAGACTTATGCGCTGGTTCATGCTGCTTTGCTCGAAGGCCAACTATCCGACATTCGCGACAACACCATTGGCACCTATATAAACGAAACTGGAAGCGTTTTAGCTTTTGGTAACGTTGTAGTTTTCAACTCTGGTGGTACTGTTGCTAACTCTGCTAAAACTATTTCCGGCACTACTGGCACTGTTCAAGGCGTAAACGTTCTTACTTATGTAGACGAAAAGGCCCTTGACAGCGATAGTCGTCCTGGTGTGAAAAACCAACAGGTGCTCAACGTTGCTAACGAAGGCGCTGTTGCTGTTTATGTTCATGGTTCCGTGACTCCTGCCACTGCCGTGCGCGTTATTCACACTGCTACTGGCGTTCAATATGCCGGTCAGTTCCGTTCTGCATTGCTAAGCGGCAAAACTGCTGTTCTGGCGAATGCTCGTTACCTCACTTCTGTTACTGGCTCTGGCCTGGCAATTGTTGAGTTGAACGGTCCTTCGTTCACCCTTACTGCTGATTCTTGATAGGAGCCCCTACTAATGTCTGATTTTCGTATGGACGAAGCTGGGCTCTTTCTTGAGCGTCAGCTTGAATTTATCCGCCCCCAAGTATTTGAAACGGTTTATGCCGATATCAAATATCCAACCATTCTTCCTGTAACTAGTGAAGCTGGTCCTGGCGCACAAACTTTCACTTTCCGCATCATGGACTCCACTGGTGAGTTCAGACTGATTGCAGATGCTGCTGATGATTTGCCACGTGCAGACATTAGCCAAGTGGAAAAGAGCATCAACATTCGTTCTTTCGGTGGTAGCTTCGGTTATACCGTACAAGAATTACGTGCTGCTCAAATGGCTAATATTGCTCTTGAGCAACGCCGCGCTCAAGCAGTGCGTCGTGCTTATGAAGAGAAAGTAGAAGCCGTTGCCATGTTCGGCGAATCCTCTGTTGGTCTCGCTGGTTTCTTTAATAACTCAACAGTTGATGTTATTACTGCTAACAAATGGTTTACTGGCACTACTGCTAGTGGTACTGCTCAAGACATGCTGGAACTATTGAACTATGGCGTTACTGCCATCATCAATGCTTCCAAAATGAAGGAGCAGCCCGACACCATCTTGATGGCTTACGAAGACTACAACGTAGTAAGCACCACTCGCAATTCCGATTCTTCGGACGTGACTGTGCTTGAGTATTTCCTTCGTACGAATCCTTACATCCGTAATGTTGAACCTATCAACCAACTGGATGAAGGTAATAGCGTATTAACCACCAATCGCATGGTTGTTTATAAGCGCGATCCAGAGAAAGTGCAATTGCACATTCCACAACCTCTTGAACTGTTCCCACCTCAACAGCGTGGGCTTGAGTTCATAGTTCCTGCTCATGCTCGCGTGGGTGGTGTGGCTTTGTACTTCCCTAAGAGTGCCATTTACGTTCAAGCTTCAGCTTGATCATAAACAAAGGAGGGGCGTTATGCTATCAGCAGTTCTACTGAACATTTCAAAATGTTGATTGCTTATCGCCCTGAGCTTGAAAATCCGCCCCGTGAAGGTGGTTTTGGTATTATCACAGAAGGTGGGATGATTCAACTCACCCCAGGTCTTAATCAGGAAGTTCCTGATCTCCAATGGCAACAAGCTCGTGAAAACCTTGTGGTTAAACGATTGATGTCCATTGGCGCCATTGAAGAAGTGAAAGAGCGAATTACTGTGGAAAAAATACCACAGAATATTGAAACTTTAGTAGCTGTCCCATTGGTTGAAGCCCTGCGTATCATCGAGATCATTCACGAAGAAGATCAACTTACGAGTTGGAAAAAAGTGGAAGGTCGGGTACGTGTGCGTAATGCTATCAGCAAGCGACTGGAATCTATTAGAGCTGGGAAAGCCTAATCATGGCAGTAACAAGCGCTAATTTTCTTTCAAGGTTTCCTGAATTTAGTCCTCATCCATCGGGGATTATAAATGGAGCCATCGAAAGCGCCAGTGCAGATATAGCAACAGAAATTTTCGGCGATCAAACTGATCGTGCTGTTCGTTTCTTAGCTGCTCATATCGTTTCCATTCAACTTGCTCAGATGGGGGTTCAAATTGGAGCCACTGACGGGAAAGTTTACGGGAAAGGACTTGATGCCACCCTTTACGGACAAGAGTTCAAGCGACTTTCCGAAACTGCTTCTAACGTTGAGTCCTTAATTGGTTTTGTAGTCTAATGACTAATCCCGCACCACCACTAGCAAATGCCACTTTGGTTTTTGCCGTGACTAGCGGGTATGCCGTAGATGCTAACACTGGCAATTCTGTACCTCTCACAACAAGTGGAGTGTATTACGCCACATTAAAACAAAGCCAAAATCCACGTTATGAACAGCGTATTGGTATTGACGAAACTGCCATTTATATGAAAGGTAGATTAGTTGGTCCATTAGCGTTTTCGGGAGTGCCTCCTGGGGTAACGGCGCAAGCCACGATTGAAGGCCAGGAGGGGCGTTTTGAACTGCTCCCCACAACTGAAATGGCTGTTCATTACCGACAATTTTTAGGCACTCCCATCCATGGTTATTTCAGAGCCATTGGTGTTGGAAGTGTTTTAAACACTTAATACGCTCCCCTCGCTTTTACCTCAATGTCTTACATTCAACATCCGACTCAGCTCATAAAGAGCCAAGACACCATCATCTATGTGGGTTCCATTTCTGGAGCTGCACGTCCTCAAGTATCTAGCACTAATGGCGCTGTTGTTGCATCTGGCGCTCCAACCATGTATTACTTGGCAGGCGTTACTGATGCCACTGTTTCAATTAATGATGCTGAGCAAGAATATTACTTGCTTGGTGGCGGTGGTTTTGCTGATAGCGTAATTGTTACCACTCGCGCTCAAGCATCTATCACTTCTTATTTCCAGCGTGATTTGGATGGTACTACCATTCAAGCAACTGGATTTGATGAAGCTGTTGATGTTGTTTTACGTAGCCGCTATGACAAGAATTATGAAATTTTTGTTCAAGTGTTTAAGGCTATTGGTGGTGGTTTCACTTATGACGCCACTATGTTTGCTGCTTGTGTGCAGAACTACAGCGAAAGCTACCCTGCTGATAACTTAGTGCAAGTATCATTCGACTTAATGAGCCGTGGCCCTGTAGCTGCTGGTCAAATCACAATTAGTGGTGCTAGCAAGCTTCCAAACACTCCTAACGCTTAACTGGTCAATTGTTATTTTCCATGGCCTCCCGAAAGGGGGGTCTTTTTTTATTGAGCTAAGATAAAAGCATGAACATTTTACAACTTAGACAAACCATTACAGCTTTGGTTGGCGATTTAGCCGGATCATACGTATTACCTAGTGGAGCCAAGCAAGCTGCATTATATGTAGAAGGCAAATATGGTGTGCCTAAAGAATGGAAAATAGAAGGGTTGGAAGTCGTGATGCGTCAGTATCCTGAGATACTATCTCAGGCGATGGTCGGAACTGTACGTAAAACAAAGCTATGGGAAGTAATGTTATCGCAATATGAACCATCAAACGAAAACCTTGAGCCAGCAATTGATCGCATTTTAAGGCATTTCCCAGATGCTACAATTCGTAATTTTCCTTCTAGTGATCGAGGCTTTCAATATGCTCGTATTATTATTGTTGATGTTGATATCGCTTTTCAGTATCAACATACTGTGTAATTATGGCAAGATTGTTAAATAAAAATCGCATAGAAGCTGCATTAGTAAAAGCTTTTAAGCTTTGGGCTGAAGAAGACATTAATGATAAATTTTTTAGCGAACAATTTATTGATAGACAATGGCCCTATCCTGGTCCTGCAACAATCAGGAAAACAGGTGGTCTTGCTGGTGATCCACGCGATATCTACGATACAGGTAAACTATTTGAAAGTGGCCAAAATAGCTTTACTTTAAAAAGTGGCCCTAATCTTGCTTCAGCTAGTTGGTATTGGGATGCGACTAATGCTAGCGGTGGAGAATATGCTTTTTATGTTCACGAAGGAAAAGGGCCTTATTCTCGTGTTCCACGGAAATGGACAGACGATTTAGTAATTCCTGCAAAATTTGCTCAGTCTGATGCAATC